AAGCCGCGCTTAAAAGCGCAGAATCAACTATTATTGATAAATATTCTGATGAAGTACGCGCAGCATTAGATGGGCTTCTTGAACAAGATGAGCTTGGTGATTTAGATTTGGGAGCCGATCTTGGAGACGCACCAGATTTGGGCGCAGACCCTGCAGTCGATTTAGGTGCTGATCTTGGAGCCGATTTAGATGTTGAGGCTGAAGGCGAAGCTGATGGCATTGAAGAAGATGTAGAAGACGTTCCTTATGCCGCTACAGACGGCGCCAACAAAATGGATGGCAAAAATCTTAAGAACCTTTCCGGCGAGGGAGAAGATGTTGAAGTTACACTTGATCTCGGCGCCCTCCGCGAATCTGTCGAAGCGCTCCAAGCTGAGATTGATGAAGATTTAGAGATTGATGAAGAAGAACTTGCCGAAATGCTTTCCGATGATGAGGAAGAGGAACTTGGGGAAGCCCGGGAGAAGCGGTGGCGCCCTGGAGATCCTGTAGTGCATAAAAATCCAGAATCGGATGTTTATCGCGGAGCAACTGGCGGCCAGGAGAAAGGTCGAGAAGACTACCCGGAAGAGTCCTCAGAAGAAGAAGAGGAAGAAACCACAAAAGAAGAAATTGAAATCTCCGATGAACTTATTGATACCATCGCAGAGAAATTAACAGTTGACATGGGCGCTGATTTGGCTGGATGGGCCGGCAGATCATCTGAAGATATGAAATTTCAGATTGAAAAAGAATTAGCACATCGCCGCAGCACCGATGTCGAAGAAGATTTAGAGACTTTGAAAAAAGCGCAAGAAGAGTTAGTTTTCGAAAATAAACAACTCAAAAAGCGTTTAACCCAATATAAGCAAGCAACAAAAGAGCTTAAGGAAACTTTACAAAATGTAAATCTTTCTAATGCTCGTTTGCTCTACACGAATCGTGTTCTACGGAATACCTCCCTGAATGAGCGACAAAAGAAAAGAATTGTCGAAGCTATTTCAAAAGCCGATTCTGTTGCAGAAGCAAAGACAATACATAATACGCTTGAAAGCGCAGTGGAGGCCAAGCCAAGGCGAAGCCCACAATCACTAAGCGAAGCTATTAGCCGTCCTTCTTCTGTAATTCGTGCGACTCGTCATGAGTCTGTACAGCAGGCTGATCCATTTTTGGACAGAATGCAGAAGTTAGCAGGCATTAAATAATGCAGAAGTTAGCAGGCATTAAATAATTATTTTAGGAGGTATTAAATTATGTCTAGTATTATAGAAAGATTGACAGAAGGTATTGTCAATCGTGATATGCGCAGCGAAGGTAGCGCATTGTTAAATAAATGGGAGAAGACTGGTCTTCTTGAGGGTCTTGATGGTAGCAGACAGCGCCAAACTATGGCTCGTCTTTTAGAGAATCAGGCCAAGGAACTTCTCCGTGAGTCATCCAGCATGTCCGCTGGTGACGTTGAGGGTTTTGCTGCTGTAGCTTTTCCCATTGTTCGCCGGGTGTTCGCAGGCTTGATCGCAAACGATCTTGTTTCCGTTCAGCCCATGAGTCTCCCATCGGGACTCATTTTCTTCCTTGATTTCGTGTATTCACCAGATCTTGGAGCGAGTCGGAGCCAAACTGCACGGATGGGCAATACAGCTGATAAGTCCATTTATGGTACTGATCAGGTTGGTAGTCAGGTGACTGGCGGTGTCGATCTGGTAGGCACCCGGAAACAGGACTTTGGTGGTCCTCGTACTGTTGGTGCTCGTGGTTATGCTTATGCATCCCCGACCGGATCCGCAACGATGGGCTCCACTGGTGGTCTCAAATTGGTTACATCATTCGCGATTAGTGGCGCGTCTGAAACACAGAAGAGAAAGTATCTTCAGTTTGATCCTGATATTCTTTCCCTTTCTGGTTCTGATATACAGTATGCCGCGGCCGTTCTTGAATATCCAGGTGCAGCACTCACCGGAGCCGCCGAGGACATTGGCACTAACCAGCAGCCCGATTATGATAATCTGGGTGCATTTACTCTGAGCAACCTGTCTAACCTTACCGGTATTGGCGCTAACGCCGTACAGGTTCGGCGCCTCACGCAGCAGACCGGTTCTGGCGAAAATGCTCCTGTACATTTTGTTCTGATGGGGCTTGACGTTACAGATATCGATCCCGCATCAGCGGCCATCCCGGCTGATGCTGATACAGGAGTTACATTCCCTCTTCGTGATCGCTTGACAACTAGTACCGCTCTTGGTTCTGTTGTTGGCACAGCCCTTTGGGGTCTCGAAGGGAACGAGATGATTCCTGAGATCGACATCAAGGTGGACAGCATTGCTGTTACCGCTAACACTAAGAAGCTTAAGGCTAAATGGACGCCAGAGTTGGGACAGGATCTTAATGCCTATCACAACCTTGACGCCGAAGTCGAGCTTACTAGTATTCTCTCTGAGCAAATTGCTCTTGAGATTGATCGCGAAATTCTTGCCGATCTTGTTAACGGAGCAAGTGCTGGTACTTATTACTGGTCACGTTCACCGGGACTCTTTGTGAATCGCACTACCGGTGTTGAAGTTGGTGCTAGCTCTGCTGCGCCCGATTTCACCGGTACGGTATCTGAGTGGTATGAGACTTTAGTTGAAACAGTCAATGATGTCTCCGCACAGATCCATCGTAAGACTCTACGTGGTGGAGCTAACTTCCTCGTCTGCGGACCTGAAGTTGCTAACATCCTTGAGTTTACCGCTGGCTTCCGTGCAAGCGTTACCGCTGATGACGAAACCGGCTCTGTCGGTGCCGTTAAGGTCGGTGCCCTTTCCAAGAAATTTGATGTTATTGTGGATCCTTATTTCCTCCGTAACGTTATCTTGGTTGGACGCAGAGGTTCCAGCTTCCTAGAGAGTGGGTATGTATATGCACCTTATGTGCCGCTACAGACAACTCCCACCATCTTTGGTCCCGAAGACTTCGTGCCCCGCAAGGGCGTGATGACTCGTTACGCCAAGCAGATGGTTCGTGCCGATATGTATGGCTTAGTTGTTGTACGCGGCGTCGTTGGCGAAGCGGGCGCTACTAGCTAATTTAGCTAACTAGCAAATAAACGTAAAGCCTCCGTCTTTGGCGGGGGCTTTCGTTTGTCTGGTACTACTTATAGATGAATCGAGAGATTCATTCCAAGTTATTGCGTGAGTAGATATACTCACGGCCGCAATTCTGCGGTGACACGATTATAAATGGAGGGTTTTTAACATGGGAAGTAAAAGAATTGGCCTCGCAAGAATGGAGGCAATGTTAGAGAGTTTAGCGAGAGATATTAATTGGGGCCCTAACACTAAATTTAATGGTGGCCCCGATTTGAACAACGATGGTATTCCTTGCACACAGTATGGACTAATGGAGCAGTGGAATACCAATTTTGGGGGATTGCTTTCGGGACAAGCCCAAGCTGTTTCCACGCTGAACCTGTTGACACCGGGCGCAACTGCGTTTAACCTGTCTAGGGCCCTTGAGGGTATCGCTAGCGCACAAGTTAAGCCTACGGCCGCTAATGCCGCCACCGTTTTTGGTGGCACGGGCGTAGCGGGAGTTGATGTTGCAATTGGAACAACCGCGGCCCCAGGTACGACGCCAACGGTGACCCAAAGAATTTCCAGATTGACCGGTAACGTAAGTGGTACCGTCGTCATGGCGGCAGGGGCTGATATGACCACCGCTGGCGACGAAACGTTAATTTTATTTACTGGTAACACATTTAGTTCCAGTGGCGTTCTTAAGTTAACTTTAAATGCAGCTAACGAATTGGATGCTGAGTCGTGTGAGATTTTTATAACTGCTGACGGAACAAATGTTCTTACTCGTGTGACCGCCGCAAGCGATGCTGATCAGATTATAGTGTTGACTGATACGGGCGATTGCACTATATTAGCAGGATCTTATATTTACCTTCATGCCGGCAACGACACAGATGTTATGAGTTGTAAGGCTGTTATTCGAACCAGTGGTGGAACGATTGCAGTAACATATGCTAACTAATATTAGTAACTGAGCCTTTATGGGCGATATCTCAAACCCCCTTCCAGTCGGTTGGGGGTTTTTGTTTAAAAACGCCGATCTGCCGAAAAATACCGCCATCAATTTTTTGAGATTTTCGTTTTTAGAAATCTAAAACTATTTATTATATAACATAGGAGTTATCATGGGCAAAAAAAGAAGAATTCTTCGTAGTCCTAAATTTACACATTTAAAGAAAGTTAGATTTAACAACAATAAAGAAGAAGAACAGGAAAACACTGAAATAGAAAAATTAGTTGTTGAAATCCCCGTTGTAGAAGAAAAAAAGACTGTAACTAAAAAGAAAACAGCTAAAAAGACAACTAAACGTGCCAAAACTACTAAAAATAAAACAAAGACAAAGAAACAATAAATTATTTATTGATTTAAGCTTATAT